ACCGGATGGCCGCGCCTCCGAAAAAGAAAAAGTGGACCCCCCCATGATTTATTGTCAGCCAATCAGAATAGCGCGTGAAAGCTTAGATATTTTGGTTTTTGTCTTTATATACTTCTCCACTAAGTTGTTTTTTATTCATAATGTGGGATCCACTGTTAAATGAGTTTCCAGACTCAGTTCATGGGTTTCGTTGTATGCTTGCAATAAAATATTTGCAGGCTATTGAGTCCACTTACGAGCCCAATACGTTGGGCCACGATTTAATTCGAGATCTCATTTGTGTCGTTAGAGCCCGAGATTATGTCGAAGCGACCCGGAGATATAATAATTTCAACGCCCGCCTCGAAGGTTCGTCGAAGGCTGAACTTCGACAGCCCGTACACCAGCCGTGCTGCTGTCCCCACTGCCCCAGGCACAAGCAGACGTCGATCATGGACTTACAGGCCCATGTATCGAAAGCCCAGGATGTACAGAATGTACAGAAGCCCTGATGTTCCACGGGGTTGTGAAGGCCCATGTAAGGTTCAGTCATACGAGCAGAGAGATGATGTTAAGCATACTGGTGTTGTCCGTTGTGTTAGTGATGTTACTCGTGGATCGGGTATTACACATAGGGTTGGCAAGAGGTTCTGTGTGAAGTCCATTTACATTATAGGGAAGATATGGATGGATGAGAATATCAAGAAGCAGAATCACACTAATCAGGTCATGTTTTTTTTGGTCCGTGATAGAAGGCCCTATGGTACAAGCCCAATGGACTTTGGGCAGGTGTTTAACATGTTTGATAACGAGCCCAGTACAGCTACCGTCAAGAATGATTTGAGAGACAGATACCAAGTTTTGCGGAAATTTCATGCAACTGTTGTAGGTGGACCCTCCGGGATGAAGGAGCACGCGTTAGTTAAGAGATTTTTTAAGGTTAATAATCATGTAGTTTATAATCATCAGGAAGCAGCTAAGTACGAAAACCATACGGAGAATGCGTTGTTGTTGTATATGGCATGTACTCATGCCTCTAATCCTGTGTATGCTACGTTGAAAATACGTATTTATTTCTATGATTCAGTCGGTAATTAATAAAGATTAAATTTTATTTCATGATCCTCCGTAACTTGGAGTGTGTTTACAAGTACATCGTACAATACATGATCAACTGCTCTAATAACTGTATTAATTGAAATTACACCAAGGTTATCTAAATATTTAAGAACTTGATATCTAAATACTCTTAAGAAACGACCAGTCTGAGGCCGTAATGTCGTCCAGACTCTGAAGTTGAGAAAACACTTGTGAATCCCCAATTCCTTCCTCAGGTTGTGGTTGAACCGTATCTGGATCGATATGATGTCGTGGTTGGTGTTGAATGGTCTGATGTTGTGGTCGATGATCTTGAAATAAAGGGGATTTTGTATCTCCCAGATATTTACGCCACTCATCGCTTGATGAGCAGTGATGTATTCCCCGGTGCGTGAATCCATGGTTGTTGCAGTCGATGTGTAGGAAATATGAGCAGCCGCAGTTTAGGTCTATTCGTCTACGTCTGATTACCTTCTTCTTGGCTACTCGGTGTTGGACCTTGATGGGTACCTGTGAACAATGGCTCGTGGAGGGTGACGAAGGTCGCATTCTTGATTGCCCAGGCTTTCAGTGGTGCATTTTTTTCCTCGTCTAGATATTCTCTATATGAGGATGTTGGTCCTGGATTGCAGAGGAAGATAGTGGGAATTCCGCCTTTAATTTGAATGGGCTTCCCGTACTTGGTGTTGCTTTGCCAGTCTCTCTGGGCCCCCATGAATTCTTTAAAGTGCTTTAGATAATGCGGATCAACGTCATCAATGACGTTGTACCACGCATCATTGCTGTACACCTTTGGGCTTAGATCAAGATGACCACACAAATAATTGTGTGGTCCTAATGACCTGGCCCACATTGTCTTGCCTGTTCGACTATCACCCTCGATAACAATACTAATCGGTCTCCATGGCCGCGCAGCGGAAGTCATTACATTCTCAGACACCCAACATTCAAGTTCTTCTGGAACTTGGTTAAAAGAAGAGGAAAGAAAAGGAGAAACATAAGGAGCTGGAGGCTCCTGAAAAATCCTATCTAAATTGCTATTCAAATTATGAAATTGTAAAACAAAATCTTTTGGGGCTAATTCTCTAAGGACTCTAAGAGCCTCCGACTTACTTCCTGAGTTAAGTGCCTTTGCGTAAGCGTCGTTGGCTGACTGTTGCCCACCCCTTGCAGATCGTCCATCGATCTGAAACTCTCCCCATTCGATGGTGTCTCCGTCCTTATCCAGATAGGAATTGACATCTGAACTGGACTTAGCACCTTGTATGTTGGGGTGGAAACTGGTGCTACAGCTTGGGTGTGAACAATCGAAGAGGCGATTGTTCGTAACCGTGATTTTACCCTCGAATTGGATGAGGGCATGCAGATGAGGTTCCCCATTCTGATGGAGTTCTTTACAGATTTTGATATATTTAGGATTTGATGCAAGGGTAAGGTTTTGAATGAAAGAGAGAAGGTATTCTTTTGGTAAGGAACACTTGGGATATGTGAGGAAAATGTTTTTAGCTTGTATTTTAAATCGTGGATTTCTCATATTGACTTGGTCAATTGGAGACACTCTGATTCATGTCTCTGGTGAATTGGAGACAATATATAGTGTCTCTAAATGGCATTATTGTAATTATTATAAATAAAATTTGAAATTCAAAAGCGGCCATCCGTATAATATT